CGCTTTACAATCTCTTATAGCAACTAACGCCGCCAAATATTCGGAGTACTTTAACTAATGGCAAAAAAAGGATTCCAAGGAAAAAGAAAAGGCAGTCCTGAAGAAAAAAGAGCGATAGCCAAAGCCCAAAGAGCAAAAAAGAAAGGAACCCGAAAAGGTCAAGTGCGAAAAACAGCAAGGCGTGCCTTTGAACCCAAACGCAAATCGCCAACAAATAAACGTAAATCGTCAAGTTCAAATAGTAGAAAAAGAACGAATAGTATGGCAAAACGTAAAACAACAAGTGCTAGAGGAAAAGCCAAAAATTTTCTTAAATCGGGCATTATCGGTCAAGCCGTCACCGGAATCGGTGCCGCAGCTTTAATCGGAACTGTCATGAATAGAGTATTGCCGGGTTCTCCTATAACACAAGTAGCACAACCAATAGCTGCTTACGCAGCCGGCGGAGGAGTTGGCGCAATCGCTTCAGTTCTTTTGAATGGCGGTCTTAATTCAATTACTGGATTCTTAGGCGGTCAACAAAACGGAACGACACAAGTAGGGCAAATGGAGTTTGGAGTATAATGGCACTCCCAGTACAACGTACTTATACAATTCCAACTGTTCCAGTGTTAAACGTTCCACAGTTTATGACTGACGACCAAACTGGACAGAACAACTTTCTAATATTAACTCCAAACGTATTGCAAGACTTGGTTATGAATCCAGATGGTGGTGCTGGTGCAGTTTATGACTTTCAACTAGTCAAGAACGGTAACGGTACACCAGTTAGAGCAACAAGCCCTTCAATGTCGCCTTTAACACAAGGTAGAGTTCCGATAGGAAATGTTTCTTTATCACCGGGAAATTATCAATGGCAGGCAACTCAAACAGTAGCTGGTGCAGGTCTAGCAGTAGTTTCAATTCTTGCAAGATATGCAAGTCCGCTTAATTAGGTGAGATTCGGTGCCTTTCAACTATACCGTCTCTAACCTTCCCCTTTTAGTTCCAATTAGAGTTATACTGCCAGCCAATACGCCTAATCAAATTATCTCCTTTCCTGATAGGTTCTTAGGTCGTGCAGTATCACTAAAGATTACAAATAATGACGGTGCAAACGTTGCCACTTATGCATACAATCAAAACGCTCAATTTTCAACCTTAAACGCCAGTTCTTTTGACACTTTAGACGGTACTATTATTAATTTCCTAACTGTCAACACTGGTGCAGCTGGTACAGTTCTAGTAGAAGCACAAGTAGCACCATTAATAGAACAAAAAGTCCAAACTAAAACTCAAGACACATTCTATTCAGTAAGAGTTCCAAGTACTGGTGAACAAAATATTTTAGATTTGGAGGAAACGACATAATGTCATTTGGAGGCGGCGGCGGTTCATCAGAAGTGACGGCACATTTTCATAATAGTGCTATACCTGGTGAAGGTGGGTCATTAAAGATGGCTAATGGAGTAAACACAACTCAATTTACATTAGGTACGGGAACTGATAACATACCATTAGAGGCGACACTATAATGGCGACAACGATTAAGTGCGGACAATATCCCACCGTAGTTTTATCAGGTGATGACGAAATAAAATATCTCAATGTAAAAGGTTCAAGCGGAAATACCGTAAGTGCTTATGACACAACAAACAATCAATTTGTTGTTCCGGCATCCCATAAACTGATATTAACATCTATGTATATTTTATCGGATGATGTCGGCACTGTAGAATATAGATTCTATCATGGTTCAACGGTTAACAGTAATGCAGGTGCTACTGAATGGATTGATGATGCTATCAGATATGCGACCGGCAGTAATTCAAATTTAATAGTTCCTTTGCCTATTTACGTAGAAGTTCCAGCCGGTGATTATGTAACTGTTGAATTTGCTAATGAAGACGGATGTGTTGGATTTATGGGAGTGTTAACAGATGCCTAGTTGTAAATATTGCTCTAAAGATTTAGACGAGCATAATTTTCATGAATTAGAATTGTGTAATCTTAGACAATCATTAAAGGAGGTGGAATAACTGGAAACATTTTTTGCAACATTAGCATTTTTAGGAATTGCAATGGTCTCAGTCTGTGGAGTTGTAGTTTTGAAAATCTACAATCCTAACAAATGATTGAAGCTGCAATCGCTGTAAGCCTTGCAGTTCTAGGTCTTACGGTTCATAATATGCGTTGTATTCATAGAATAGAAAAAAAATTACTTTTTTATATTTATGAAGAAAAAAAAGAGGGACACGATTTATTAGATAAGTAATCAATCGTGTAGAAAATGACTCTCTAATGCAGTCTTGAACTGCACTAAATCACTCTCACTAAATTTGGAAATTCGGTCTATTGCTTCTTTGTCTTTACACTTTTGACATCCCTGCTCTAATTTTTTAGGGCTTAGGATATTTCCGCACCGCTTACAGTAAAACTGCAAACGAAAAGCAATGTTTGAAGTTTCTGACCAAATATCTAACGTAGGGTGGTTAAAATCGTCTATGAAAGGCATTTTAATTAAACAGCCTCGTCATAACTTTGTTGATGTCGTCGTTTTTCGTTGTATAACTCACGACATATCTCAAATCGTGGTATCTGTCCAGTTCTTGCCTTACGTGTATTTCATCCAAACCCTTCTCTTGAAGTAATTTTCCTTGTGCTACCAAGTCAAAAACTCGTTCAATGGCTTTTTTGTTAGTTGTCATTGATAATAGTTAGTTAGTATGTATGTAAGTATTACGTTTGTTAACAATTTTGCACGAACAAGTCTATTTTTTTAACTTGTTCGTGTGCCACAATCCCAAGGGTGACAATTCGCCACAGAATGCCATTCCCTTATAGAGGATAGGATAAACTCAGTCTTAAAGGTAGTGAATTATAGGGTAATAGGGGGAGTTTGGGGGGGAAAGAGGGTAAAATAAGAGTAAAATAGAAGTAAAATCATATAATATATGATATGGAATTACCTATTGCAGAATTATTTTTATTGGTGGGTGGTATATTTGGAATGGGTGCCAGTCTTATTTATTCTAGGGCTAAGTTTGGTAATAATGAAATTAATACAAAAATCAAAAATAGATTATATTCTCACATTCAAGACATTGAAAAGGAAAATAAGCAATTAAAAGGCAAAGTTAACCGTATGAAACAACCTTTATCGATTAAAGAATATGATGAAGAAAACCCTATGGGCGCAATTAGCGAGTTAATTTCGGGTTTAGCGCCTATTTTACCCGCTTCTGTACGCCCATTTCTTTCCAATCCGGGAGTGATAAAAGGCGCAGAAAAGTTGCTACAAGAACATCCAGAAGAAATCAAAAACGTTTTATCAAAACTCGTTAACAAGAAAACCAATGAAAAAGACCAAAAAGACAACTTGCAAGAGTCTATCGATACAATGTCAGTATAAGGGTAAATTGTGTACGGCTTGTTATTTAGGATTCGGAATTATCATGAAAGTTGATAAATTAGGGAATGAAACGTATTCAGTCGATTATTGCGGCTTTTGTAGGCGTTATCTATAACTTTATTAACGAATATCGAACATATTTGTTATGGTTCGTGCTAGTACGCTTCTAACATTAGGCTTAATTGGAGTTGGTCTCTTAGCCTTTTCTTCCCTTGGTGGTGCTAGCGGAATCGGTCAAAGGATTGGCGGCGGCTTTAAAGCATTTTCAGACAGTTTAACAGCTGGATTCAAGCCAAGTGTAATAGATTTAGGTAAAGCACCAACATCACAACCAATTAAATATAATTTACAATTATCAGATAATCCAGCAGATTATTATGACCCAAAAACAGTACAAAAAAACGTAGATAAAGCCATTGAAAAGCTTGATGATTTGCCAGTTCCTTATGACCCAACCGTTCCGGGTGGTGCGGTAGATACTGCACCATTACCACAAGCAACACCAATTCAAACAACAGAAGACCCAAAAGTTGAAAGCGGTATTCCAAATCAAGGCGAAGTAATTATTCCACAAACTCCAAAGCCAACAGGCAGTTATCTAGAAAGAATTACAACTTATATTCAACAACCATTATCGACAATTACGCCTAAGCAAGCCTCACAACAAAACATTTCAAGAGCAAAACAAGATTATGGTGGTTATGGTTCAGCCAATCAACAAAACGCCGCTTTACAATCTCTTATAGCAACTAACGCCGCCAAATATTCGGAGTACTTTAACTAATGGCAAAAAAA